ACTGGGACACGAGAAGCAGTAGCCCCGCAGCGGTGCCTCAATGAGTGGAACCGTGAGCTCGTTGTCTTCGTCGAGCACGCTCGGGTCGATGCAGCCGCCCTCCGGGTCCGACTCACAGTTACACCCTGGCTTGTCTTCGCATTCGCCCTGCACCACACCGCCGAGGGTCGTGCAGCTGCGGTTTTCGCACTTGTCGCAGCACGCGTTGCAGGAAGCGCCGAACATTGCCATACGTCAGCACTCCGCGGCAATGACAATCCAGCCGAAGCCGTTATTGGACATGCCGATCCAGTTGGAGCTTGTGTTGGCCGTGCCAAGCTCAACGAAGTAGTTGTAGGCAACTACCGTTCCGACAGCGTTCGCGGCTGGGTGAGCGCCGGCGTACGCGGTGACGACGGCGGACGCGCCGCCCTTCGCCCACGTTGCGGTCGATCTTTTCCCCAGCATCATTCGCACGCCGGGGTTGGGACCGGCGAACTCCTGGCCGCCGGCCGAACGGTTGATCTTGTTGCCCTCGACCGCACGGACCGCAGCCCCGATGCGTTTGGCGTCGTCACTGGAAAAGCCGTAGATCGACGCCATGTGGCTACTCGCTGAGAATGACGTACTGCACCGGCTGGGCCGCCGTGTGGCTGGCAGCGGTCACGCCAGCCAGCCCGATCGTGATGCTCTTGTCGAGCCGCAGCGGGCCTGCGACGTCGTTCCGCTGCAGCCTCGCGAACCCTTGCAGGTTCGTGCCGTCGTAGTGGCCGATGCGCACGTACTGCGTGCCGGCCGTAGCCGTGGCGATGTGCCTGAAGGCGGCGTAGCCGGCCGTCGTCACCGCCCCAAGTGACAGCGTTGTAACAGCTGTTCCAACCTCGACCACGCCGCCGACGGTCAGCCCCTTCGCCTGGTCGATCTGCTTCGCCTCCGAGAACCGCTCCTCGAGGTTGCCATTGGACAGGTTCAGCGAGACGGAAACTTTGATTTCGTTGGCCATGCTAGATCCTTAACTCCGCGAGTAGGTTTGCAAAGTTCTTCTGTTCGTATGGGTAGGCGTAGAGCAGATCTGGATCCTGCCCGACCGGCTTTGCCTGGCCTGTGTTGTCGAGCGGCACCGGGCTGGAGACCGGGTTGCCGGCCTTGTCCTTGATGACGACACGCTCGCCGCCGACCAGTTCGTTGAACCCAGCATCGTAGTAACCGATCCGCCACTGCTTCGGGTTGTAGGTCAGTTCTACCGTGACGCTCCACAGCTGAGTCGCGTCGTCAAAGTCGGCCGTGAACCCGGTCATGCGTAGCGTGTTCTTCGCCGCACCGAGAAAGGGAGTCTGGTTGACGGTATTGAGCCATTCATAAAAGCCCGGCAGGTTTGGGTCTGGGGCGTAGCTGTTCGTGTACTTCATCACTGCAATGGCGGTTTCTTCCTCGAGCCCGTCGACCGGATCGCTGGCCGAGTTTGTGATGGGCTTCGGATTGATGCCCTCTTCGTCCCGCGACTCGTTCGCCGGAACGGTCACCTGCGAGGAACTGATTGAGATGCGCTTCCAGGTGCTTGGCTCCTCGCCTGGTTGGTCCTCTTGGTTTGCTTCTTCGTCGACGCCTTCGTACCGCACGTCGATCTGTACGCCGCGCTCCGTTCCCTTAAACCAAGAGAACCGACGGCTGGCAACGTAGAGCTTGTACGCCCCGAACTGGAATTCGTCGTTGATCTGCGGAATCTTTGCGTTCCCGAGGCCCGGCCACGTCGCCGTGCTTTCCGCGACGTCCGTGAAGCTTGGGTTCTTGGTATCCGTCTTCGCGAGCAGCACTCGGCTGCCGGACCGGCGCACCTTGCCCTTGTCGGCTTTCGCCTCTTCGACTGCGTCTTCGTACAGAATGACTACGTCTGTGATTGCCATGGGTCACGCCATGAGTGAGGCTAGGCCGAACTGCTGGCCAAGGGACGCCGCCAGGGCGTCTGGCAGGTCTTCGACGCCATCGGCCGTGCGTTCTGTGTTGTCTGCGGTTTCCTTTGCTGGTGCGTCGCCAGAAAGCCGCGGGTCCGATCCGCGCAGGATAGAGTTCCTGAACGACTCGCCGCCGGACGTACCGGCCACCAAGGCTTTAAGCTCCTGCATGGACACCTTGACGGCATCAGAGACTGCCTTGGCAGCAGTCGGCCCAGTCTGCGCGATGTTTTTTGCTGCGGCTTCAGACGCCTCGCGCTGGGCGTTGGCAAACTCAGCGTCGAACGCAGCGAATGGATTGGCCATGTTCTCAACGCCTTGGGCGAATTGGCTAGCGGCAGCCTGCCCCCAGATATCAGCCTCCGCGAAAACAGAGTCTGCGGCAGACGACAAAAAATCTCCGCGGACCGTGTCGCCGAGATTTTCAAGGCCAGACGTCATGCCTTCTGCAACGTCTGCAGCCTCCCTCAAATCGTCAGCAATGCTTGTAAACCCAACCGCGTCTGCAGCGGATGCGATCGTATCCATTAGGGCAGTTATCGGAACCATCAGCGTGTCGATGATGGCTTTGGCGACCGTGCCAAACGCATCCAGCAAAACAGCAATGCCTTCTTGCACTGCCGCGAGCCCAGTCAGCAGCAACCCGAATCCACCCATGGCACCGGAAACCATGAGCCCAAACCCAGCCGAAAGAACCTGCACGAGGCCAGTCAGCAACGTGACTGCACCCACCACTATCCGCAGTGTTTGCGTTAGCCCAGCAGCCAACGCACTAGCCATGCTGAAGCCGGAGGTGTTTTCTGCAAAGAACTGTACGAATAGCCGGGACACAGTCGTTATGGCAGGTGCGAGCTCAGCGACGAATTGATTGATAAAACCTTGCAAAGGCAACGACAAACGCGACAGCGCGTCGTTCATGATTTCAATGCCAGCGGTCTGCTGGTCTGTCATGTTTACGCCCAAGCTGTTTCGCAGCTTCTCTACTTGCGAAATTGCACCAGTCGACGCCGCGGCAATCAGCCCCATGGCTTGCGCGCCGGACTTTCCAAAGACGGCGACGGCTGCAGCGGATCGCTCCGCGGCAGTGGGCAGTGCCATGATCCGCTGGGAAATCATCTCAAACTGCCGCTGCGGGCTCTGGCCTTGCAGTTGGGCAAACGTCAGACCGAGCCGAGAAAGCGAGTCCTGCGCCGCCTTGTTCCCGCGGCTCGCCTCTGTAACGCGAATGCCCAGCCTGGTCATCATACCGGTCATCTGCTCAACGCTGACGCCGGCTTCGTCTGCGACCTGTGACAGCGTCTGGAACGTGCTGACGGACATCCCCAGGCGGGACGCCGACTTGCTCGCCGCATCAAGTGATTCTGCGGCGTTGGAAAAAGCCATGAACGGCGCTGTGACCAACGCCACCAACCCGAGCGGCAAAAGCAAAGACTTTATGGCAGCCGTCAGAACGCGAACGCCAAAGGTTGCGATAGTTGCACCACGAGAAAGCCCGAGCATGGCTGCCGCGATGCCTCCAATCAGACCGCCGACGTCTGGCAGCAAAACGCCGGCTTCGTCCACGCCAGCGTTGAACGCAGACATCATCGACGACGAACCAGCCACTGAAGAGCGAAACCCTGCCAGCTGCTTTCCAGCAGTAGCAAGACCAGAAGTCAGCCCTCCCGTGCTCGCGGTGATGCTGACGTTGACGCGTCCAAAATTGCCTTTAGCCATGCGTCACCTCGGAATGCTCTGGAGCACAGCCAGCATCTGTTCGGGCGTCTGCGGGCGCTTGTCGACCGGCATGAAGTCCTCCGGCTTCGACGCCTTCTTGTTCTTGCCGCGGTGGGCGTTCTGGAACTGTGCGAATGACACAGCCGACCGCAGCCATTCGTCGCCCCACGGCTCCAGCTGGTAATAGCCCATCCAGCCGTACAGCACGTCGACCGGCATGGCGGCAGCCAGGGCGGGCACGTCCCATATGCCGAGCTTGAGGGCGAGCCTGTGCAGGAACAGCATCACAGGTCGCCCCTCTAGTTTTTTGCCGCTTCCTCGACAGCGTTCACGCCGATGCCGTTCATGGCAAAGCCTTTGTCGACGATCGCCTGCACAGCCTCCGTGTCGAGCTCGCCGAGCCAGTCCGCGTCATCCATCGTGAACAGCGGCTTGCCGGCCTCGTCGGTGGTGACGAGCACGACAAACTTGGCACGCACGTTTTCTAAGTTGACGCCGCCAACCTTGCCGCCCGTGACCATCTGCTCAAAGCGGTCGCGGGCCTTGGCGTTCATCTTGGATACATAGACGGTGCCGCCAAGTGCGGGCACGTCTAAGGGCTCACGCGGCAATACGCCACGCTTCGCCTTGATCTCCTCGCGAGTCAGGGCCATCGTCCGCGCCTCCTTGCATCATCAAGTCACAGAACCGGACAGCTTGATCGTCACCGTGCCGGTCTGCATGTCTTCCATCTGGCTGCCGGCCTCGAACCCGGTGACGTACCCGTAGGCACTCCACAGCTGCGTGGTGCTTCCGCCGGCCGCGAACCGGACCTCGACAGCCTGTGCAGTCGTCACGTTTGTCAGGGCGGTCCACGGCTTGATGGCAGGGTCAAAAAGCACCTCGGCCGACACCTCGCCTGGGTCGTAGACCTCGCTCGCGACAAACTCCTTGCCGCCAGTCGTGCCCATGTGGCTGGCGTCAGCGACGGCACGCTCAATGCCGGACCACGAAAGCCCGGTGAGCTTGAACCCCGCGGTGCCTCCAAGCAGGCTTCCGAAGACGATTTGTGTGCCCTGTCCGATGTCGACTGCCATTTTTTTTGCTCCTAGACCGT